ATAGGTGTAATTGGGGATTCAGATGCTCTATTCTCAGTTGGTAGAGCAACAGAAATTACAAGAGACGAACTAAAGTTTAATCGTTTCTGTATTCGTTTAAGAGGAAGGTTCTCAAATCTATTCCTTGAAATGTTAAAGAAGCAGCTAATCCTCAAGGGTGTTACAACTATTGATGATTGGAATGCAATAGTTGACGACATTCGTTTTGACTTTGCTAAGGATAATTACTTTACAGAACTAAAAGATGCTGAAATTCTTGAAGGTAGAATTACTCAAGCAAGAAATATTCAGGATATGCTTGGTAAGTATTACAGCCATGAATGGGTTCGTAAAAATGTCCTTCATCAATCAGATGATGATATCGAAAAGAATGATAAGCAAATTGTCAATGAAACCAAATTAGCAGATCAAGGCGAATATAGATGGGTTAATCCAGCTATATTACAAAACGAACAAATGCTTCAGCAACAACAAATGGCAGATCAACAGCAACAAGATCAAATGTTGCAGCCGGGAGTTGAAGGTTCTATGGGTCAAGACCCAGAATTAACTCAAAAAATGCAAGAAGTCAGAAACGCTGAAGTTATAGTTGATCAAATGAAAAAGATGCCAAAGGCTAATAGAACTATGGCAGACGAAGCAAAATATAAAGCAGCTGTTCAAATTCTAGCAAAGAACCCAGATTTAGTTCAAAGAGGTTCTGTTAGAAACGCACAACAGCAATAGTAGAGGATGAACACAAATGACTGAAGCTAATAAATATGGTTTGGATGATTTAGTTATTTCTGCAATAGAGCAGAGACCAACAGATTTCGAAGCAGCATTTAATGATTTGATTGTTGATCGTATTTCTAATGCAATAGAAAATAAGAAAATTGAATTTGCTCAACAGATGTATGGATACGAACCAGAAGCAGATTATGAAGAAGATGCTGAAGATCAAGACATAGATAACTCAGAGGAAGAGGATTATGGCGAAGAAACTTAGAGATATTACTGGCAAAGGTCAGTTCGCCGGAGTAAGCAAAACTTCAGTTGCTCCGCCAGACATTGATGATAAAAACCTATATCAGTGGAACGCCAAAGACGGTGTTGCTTTTGTAAAGAAGCATGACGTTGAAACTCATGATTATCCATATGATGCAGAAGCTGCCTTCAAGGGTAAAAAGGGTGGCGGTAGCAAGACTACAAAGTATAAGTTTCAGAAAGACGATGTTTATGAAGCTGCATGTAATCGCACTAATGAAGGTGTGATGTGCGAAGTTCATGGTGAGTCTGCTTGTCCAACTGGTTCAGATCAAGAGCCAAGATATAAGGGCAAGAAAATGTTAACTGACAAAAAACATGTTTCAGAAGGACGTATTGAAGACGATGCTCAGAGAAAAGCAGCAAAAAAGCTTTCTGATATTGCTAAGTCGTCAAACGTTCCAGTGACTAAATTAAAGCCAGGTAAGAAACAGTATAATCAGTTAAAGAGCACTGGTGCTATGTTTGGTGGTGCACGTAAATTTGCTGCTGGTTTATCAAAGCGTGAGATTGAAGGCGGCGAACATGGTTCATCAGTTGGCAGAGCAAAAGTTACTGGCAAGAAAATGGCAGAAGAAACTGAAGTAGTTAATGAAGTAGCTCCACCAAATCCAAAGATTGAAAAGTGGATTAAGTCAAACAAAGAACGTTTCGTAAAAGAATATGGTAAAGAAAAAGGCATGCAGGTTCTTTATGCTAAGGCATGGAAAATGCACGGACAGTCTGAGTCAGGCGCCGCTACTAATACTGAATATACTGGTGGCACTTTAGGTTCAACTGGTAGACTTGATGTGGGGACTCTATAATGTTTATTAAATTAAAAGGCGCAGAAGTATCAATTGCATCGGCCAATAATGTTGCAGGAGCTACAACTATTCGTATTGTTAATACTGGCGCTGCCGCTGTTCTTAATTTAGCTTATGCTAATGGTGTGGTTTATGCGAACACTACAGTATCAAATACTGAGTCAATTGTTATTCCAAAAGGACCAACAGATACAGTAACAGGAGCAAATATGAAAGCCGCTCCAGTAGAATACAGAGGATAACAGATGAAACTCATCGCCGAATTAAACGAAGAAACTCAATATATTACCGAAAGAACTGAAGACGGTAAAAGGCAACATTATATCATTGGCCGTTTTATGACTGCTGAAGAAAAGAACAAAAACGGTAGAATGTATAAAAAAGACATTCTAGAAAATGAAGTAGCAAGATACATTCGTGAAGTAGTTAATGCTAAAAGAGCATTCGGCGAACTAAATCATCCATCAGGACCAACTATTAATCTTGACCGTGTATCACATATCATCACTGAATTAAAGTGGGATGGTAATTTTGTTAACGGTAAAGCAAAGATTACTTCAACACCTATGGGCGAAATTGCTAGAGGTCTCCTAGAATCAGGCGGTCAGCTTGGTGTTTCTACACGTGGTATGGGTTCTTTGAAAGAATCAAATGGTGTTATGGTTGTTCAACCAGATTTCAAACTTTCAACAGTTGATATTGTTTCCGACCCAAGCGGACCTGGATGTTTCGTAAACGGTATTATGGAAAACGTTGAGTGGATTTACGATCCAGTCAAGGGTTCATGGCATGAAGAAAGACTTCATGAAATAAAGAAAAATGTCCATTCTTTAAGTAAGTCAAAACTTGAAGAACAGAGATTAAACATATTTGAGAACTATCTAACTTCTCTAATAGTAAAAAACAAAAAATTATAAATAATTCTAAATTTCTTTAATAGGAGACTATTTAAATGGCTAATAACGAAGAATTCGATCTTGAAGCTCTAAATGCTCTTGAGGAAGCCAAGGTAAAGGGCAAGAAGAAGCATCACAAGGAAGAAGAGGAAGAGGAAGAAGATAAAGAATATGAATCTTCTTGCAAGAAGATGGAAGAGGAATCAGTTGATGAGGAAACTCTTGCTGCTTCATCACTTCATCCAGCTGCACGTCCTTCAGACCCAATGCCAAAACTAAAGGCAATGACTTCAGTAATGAACGTTATGGCTGGTATGGGCAAGTCAGAACTTATCGACTTCTTCAATCAGGTCCAGGCTCAGTTCGGCCCAGGTAAGGATTGGGGTGTTGGTGACAAGTCAGCACATAATCAGTCAACTATTGATATGAAGCCTTCACATGCTACTGGTGGTAATGTTGGTCCAAAGACTGCATATCCAATGCCAAAGCTTAATGTAAAGGAAGACATTGAAGAAATGTTCAATGGTCAGGATCTCTCAGAAGAATTTAAAGACAACGTTGCTACACTATTTGAAGCAGCAGTTTCAGCAAGAGTTATTGCTGAGCAGACACGTCTAGAAGAAGAATATGAAACAAAGCTACAGGAAGAAGTTTCTTCAATTGCCGAAGAAATGACATCAAAGCTTGACACATATCTTGATTATGTTGTTGAGAATTGGATGAAAGAAAACGAAGTAGCTATCGAATCAACCCTACGCAATGAACTCGCTGAAGAGTTTATTGAAGGATTGAAGAACCTATTCGCTGAGCACTACATCAGTGTTCCAGAGGAGAAGGTTGATGTTCTAGAAGCAATGGCTGAAAAGGTTGAAGCTCTAGAATCAAGACTTGACGAAACAATTTCAGAAAACGTTGAGCTAAAGAACTATTTTGTTGAAGGTCAGAGACTTGAAATCGTTTCTGAACTTGCTTCTGATCTTGCATTGACACAGCAGGATAAGTTCTCTGCTCTAGTTGAAGGAATTGAATTCGACGGTGATCTTGACGTTTATGCTAAGAAGCTAATGATCGTTAAAGAAAACTATTTCAGAAATGAAGCAACTTCGAGTTCTTCAATTGAAGAAGAAACATTTGAAGGAGAAATCAGTGAAACTAGAAACATCGACCCAAGTGTTGGTCGTTATCTAGCCGCTATCTCCAGAACAGTTAAAAAGTAATATATTATAAATAAAATAAAGTGTATTTTCTAAGAAAGGAAAACCTAAATGTATCTAGCTGAGGAAATTCAAAATAAGTGGGCACCAGTCCTAGACCATGACGCTCTTGGCGCCATTAAGGACCAGCACCGCCGTTCAGTAACAGCAGTTATGCTTGAGAACACTGAGAAGGCTCTAGCTGAGTCTGCTGCTCATGGTTCTTATCAGACTCTAACTGAGACTGATTCACTAGTTCCAGCTAACCTAATGGGCGCTTCAAGCTCAACTCAGGGTACTGGTGGTATCGATACTTTCGATCCAGTTCTTATTTCTCTAGTTCGTCGTGCAATGCCAAATCTAATGGCATACGACATCTGCGGCGTTCAGCCAATGACTGGCCCAACTGGCCTCATCTTCGCAATGCGTTCACGTTATGCTAACACAACTAGCTATAACAACGCTGGCGCAGAAACATTCTATAACGAAGTTAACACTCAGTTCTCTTCTGTTACTTCAGGTGCTAACACCTTCGGTCAGAAGCATGTTGGAACTATTCCAGGTGCAACTAACACTTCACCACTAACAGCAGTTAACACCTATAACACTGGTGCTGCTATGGGTACATTCCAGGCTGAAGCTCTTGGAACCGACTCAAACACTGCTTTCCCACAGATGGCATTCTCAATTGAGAAGGTTACTGTTACAGCTAACACTCGTGCTCTAAAGGCAGAGTATACTATGGAACTAGCCCAGGATCTTAAGGCTATCCATGGTCTAGACGCTGAAACAGAACTAGCTAACATTCTATCAGCTGAAATCCTAGCCGAAATCAACCGTGAAGTTGTTCGTACTATCAACATCACTGCTGAAGCTGGCGCTCAGGAAAACACAACTACAGCTGGTGTCTTCGATCTTGATACTGACTCAAACGGTCGTTGGTCAGTTGAAAAGTTCAAGGGTCTAATGTTCCAGCTAGAGCGTGAAGCTAACCAGATCGCCAAGCAGACTCGTCGTGGTAAGGGTAACATCGTTATCTGTTCTTCAGACGTTGCTTCTGCTCTACAGATGGCTGGTGTTCTTGACTACGCTCCTGCTCTTAACTCAAACAACCTACAGGTTGATGATACTGGTAATACCTTCGCTGGTATTCTAAATGGTCGCCTAAAGGTTTACATCGATCCATACGCACTAGGTGGTAACTACCTAACTGTTGGCTATAAGGGTTCATCAGCTTTCGACGCTGGTCTATTCTATTGCCCATACGTTCCACTACAGATGGTTCGTGCAGTTGACCAGTCATCATTCCAGCCAAAGATCGGCTTCAAGACTCGTTACGGCATGGTTGCAAACCCATTCGCTCAGGGTCTAACTCAGGGCTTTGGTGCTGCTAACACTATCAATACTAACAAGTATTATCGTAGAGTTATCATCAATAACCTTATGTAATCAAGAACCACATAAGTGGCAAAGACTAAAGGGGGCTTCGGCTCCCTTTTTTCATATATAAATAGTAGAAAGGAGTTATGATGTCAGCAATAGATAACACACCATCTAATAGAAACTTTCTTTCGCCTCTGAATTTTAAGTTTCAGATTAAAAAAGCTCCGCACGTAAATTTCTTTATTCAAAAAGTAAATATACCATCAATCAACCTATCACCAGCAATAGCATCAAACCCATTTGTTAATATCCCACTTCCTGGTGAGCATTTAACTTATGGTGAATTAGATATTACATTTAAAGTTGATGAGGATTTACAGAATTATCTAGAAATACATAATTGGATAACTGGCCTAGGTAAGCCAGAAGATTTCGCTCAATACAAAGCAATTGCTGATAAAAAAGAATGGACTGGTGAAGGTATTTACTCAGACATTTCTGTTATGGTATTGTCAAGCACTAAGTCAGCAAACTATGAAATTGTTTACGTTGATGGTTATCCTGTATCGCTTTCTGGACTAGAATTTAACACCGTTGATAGCGATGTTAATTACGTAACCGCCACTGCAACTTTCAAATATACATATTATAATATTAATAAAATCTAAATCATTTAACCTGTGAGATTGTTATGAACATTGATGAAATCTTAGAAAACTGGCAAGCCGACACTAAAATTGACAAAACAGAGTTAGGCGATGAAGCTCTTAATATCCCTAAACTCCACCATAAATACTATCAGATATATGTTAAAGAAAAGATGCTTCTTCGTAAACACGAAGCTGATATGAAACAACTCAAACTAGATAAGTATGAGTTCTTAACTCAGGGTCCAAACGAAGAAACCAAAGATAAGGGTTGGAAGTTACCGCCAAAGGGAATGGTTCTTAAAGGCGATATTCCAATGTATCTAGAAGCCGATCATGATATAATTAATCTTTCTCTTAAAATTGGTTATCAACAAGAGAAGTTAGAATTATTAGATTCAATTATTAAAAGTGTAATGAATAGAAACTTTATAATTAAGAATGCAATTGATTGGCAGAAATTTACTATGGGTGCTTAATGGATTTAGTTCAGATTGAAAAGTTCGATGAAGTTTACATTAAAGTAAAAGCCGAACCAAGTGTTATGATGGAGATGAGCGAGTATTTCACGTTCATGGTTCCTGGCGCTAAGTTTATGCCCGCTTATCGTTCTAAGTTCTGGGACGGTAAGATTAGATTACTTAATGTAATGACTGGCCTATTGTATGCTGGTCTGACCAAATACGTTGAAGAATTCTGTAAATCAAGAGATTATGAAATAGAATATCTTACAGATTTTTCTTCTGAAAACTTTTCTATCAAAGAAGCAAACGATTTTATTGCTAAGTTGAAACCAACTATGCAACCAAGAGATTATCAGATTGATGCATTTGTTCATGCTGTTAGAGAACGCAGAGCTCTATTACTCTCGCCAACTGCATCTGGTAAATCATTTATTATCTATTTACTTGTGAGGTATTATGCGAAAAGAACTCTTATTTTGGTACCAACTACTTCTCTTGTTAGTCAGCTTGCCAGTGATTTTGCTGACTATGGCTTCGACTCTGATACTTTTGTTCATCGTGTGTACGCTGGACAAGATAAGGGATCAACAAAACCAATCACAATCTCAACTTGGCAGAGCATATACAAGTTACCTAAAGAATTCTTTAGTCAGTTTGATGTTGTCATCGGAGACGAAGCTCATCTCTTCAAAGCAAAATCTCTTACTTCTATACTTACTAAACTATCCGGATGCCGCTATCGTTTTGGATTTACCGGAACATTGGATGGTAGCGAAACCCACCGCCTCGTCCTTGAAGGTCTCTTCGGAGCAGTCAGAAAAGTAATCACAACAAAAGAGCTTATCGATCAAAAGCATCTTGCTGATTTTAGAATTAAAGCGATCGTATTAAATCATCCGGACGAAGCTAAAAAGATGATTGCTCGAGCCAATGATTACCAAGCAGAAATGGATTATATTGTCAAGTTAGAAGCAAGAAATAAATTCATTAAGAACCTTGCTCTTTCTCTGGAAGGTAATACTTTGATACTATATCAATTCGTTGAGAAGCATGGTATTCATCTAGCGAATATGTTACAGAATAACGATAGATCAGTATACTGGGTTTCAGGAGAAGTTTCCGGCGAACAAAGAGAAGAAATCAGAAAGGTTGTTGAGAAAGAATCTAACGCCATTATTGTAGCTTCTTTTGGAACTTTTAGCACCGGAGTCAATATTAAGAACCTGCATAATATTATATTTGCTTCTCCTTCCAAATCAAGAATTAGAAACCTTCAGTCAATTGGTCGAGGACTACGTAAATCGAACACTAAGACTTCTTCGACACTTTATGACATCGCCGACAACTTGAGTTGGAAAACAAAGAAGAACTATACTTTGTTACACTTTATGGA